GTTCCCATTTCTTTTGCGCCGGCTTTGACTTTACCAGCCGCCTTACCAACTGCACCCAATGCACCTTTGGCTAAATTTCCTAAACCACGTTTTGCTTTTGCGCCCATTGAGTTTGGATTATCTAAAGGAAGTTCACCTTGTGCAGGATCTTTTTCCATTAAAAATAATTCAAATCGATCTTCCATATCAAGTGACTCTGCTTTTTTCTCGCCGCCACCTTGTAGATCTAATTCACCTTGTACTGGTTCGCCGCCTACTTTAACATCTTTAGCATCAATCTTTCCTGACGCTGTACCTTGTGCTAATGCTGATATACCGCTATTGATTGCTGTCATGTTTTGTAAGAACGCATCATTCTCAGCCGCAATCGCTTGAGCAAGATCATTTGCAACTTTATTACTATCAAGCCACCATTGCTGATCAAACGTATCTACAAAGTCGGACATCTTAGCAAACGCATTTAATGCCGCTGGATCACTTGTTGCTCCGCCTGCTGTTGCTTCTTTCATTGTATTTAAAAGTCCAGTAAATTCTTCTACTTGGCTTTCTGGAATAACCATACTGCCAATTGTTTCTTTCATAGTGATGCCAGGTGCTTGGAATGTTTCAGTAAACCCTACATCAAATTTAACTAACCCTGGCGCTTTTTCATATGGTACAGAATCATATCTTAATCCTTCAAACCAATCTCCAATGCCATTTAATGCCCAACCTGCAATAGCACCATAAGCGGCTGTCTTAACTGACTTGCCTACTGCTGTTGAAAGGTCTTCGCCTTGTAATAATTCTTTTGTTGAACGCAGTATCAAACCTGCGGCCGCACCGCCTGCTGGTCCGCCTGCAAATGCCGCAATAGTTGTTAGAATACCAACTGCTAAACTTGCTTTACCTGGATTTTCTTTTGCCCAGTCACTTACTTTTTGTATACCTTGTACAATTTTACTATCACCGTTTTTAGCAGTAATGTCTTTCTTAAGTTGTGCAAACTTTGCATCAGCATTTTTAACTGGTCCTGCATTCTTTGCCATAGCACCAAGTTCGTTAATTTTAGCATCAACTTTCTTAGCCATGTCTACAGGAAGTTTAGCAACAGCACCTGCCGCCGCTCCTACTTTACCTAATGCATTTCTGTTATCGCCACTTGCGTTTGCTTGTGCTTCAGCACCTTTAAAAATATCTTGAATTTGATTTGCTGTTAGTGTTGCTTCAGCAAGTCGTGTGTATTCTTCTAGTAATGGCCAAAGTTCTTTTTCCCAACGGCCTACATATAGTCTTTGTGATTCTGTTAAATCTTGCCAACCTTCGTTTAAGATTGTTGCTGATTTCAAATTGTATGATGTTACTTCTTGTAGTTTCATTATATTGCTCCCGCCAATGCTTTTTTCTCAGTTGGTGTAAGTTTATCTAACATTGTTTGAACTTCTGGTGGAATACCTTGTTTATTCTTTAGTGGTGCAACTTTTGCACCCGGTGCTGATGTTGGCGCTGGAGAACTACCTGCTGGTTCACTTGTAGTAGGTTGTCCTGCCGCTTGTGCTTGTTGCCCTTTTGTTTGTGGAGCCTTTACACCTGCGCCTTTAGCCATTGACGCCATTGCTCCTGCAACTCCGCCTTGTGATGGCACACTGCCACCGCTTTGTGCTTTTGGTGCTGAATCAGCACCTACATTGCCACCAGTTAAGTCACTTGCGGCCGCTTTCTTTAAGGCTTTATCAATTATTGCTTTTGGAAGTACACCATCGGGCAACTGCATCCCGCCTGCACTTAATTTATGTTGCTTCATAAACGCTGATAAATCAGCGGAAGTCATATTTTTATCGTTTTTGCCATTAATACCTTGCCATCTAGCAAGATCTTTGTAAATTGCGTTTGCTTTAGATCCAACTTCACTAGATCCACCTAATCTAGCACTAGTAGCACCAGTTGTTACCTTACTTGCTACCTTTTTAGCAAAATTGCCAATACTACTTGTAGGTTTTTCATTAAGTTGTGTATCTTCTAAAATTATTTCGTGGATATTCATTTTAAAGTCCTTATAACAGTTGTATGTATTTAGTATATCTACTTCGTAGATATAAGTTTTCGTTAACACTCAAACTTTACACTTCGTTTTATATGATAGAAGTAAATGAATATGAATTAAAGCAATATTACGAAGTAATATTGTAATTGCTTCATGTAGATTGTTTCAGTCAGATGGAACCTACACAGCGGTTCCATCTAATCTTGGTCTTCATGTGAGTCCGTCACAGCCGAGATTCGGAAGTAGGTAATTGTTTATACACTTAGTTCAATGGGCTCTGACCTTTCCCAACCTACGTCGACATCGCTTACGCTACCTCTCGCTTCGTTCCTATTGCTAAAGAGTTTTTATGAACTGTGTTGTGTTTTTCGATTGCTAACAGTCAACCTACGTCAATCCTGCCGCCCTACTACCGGACGCGACTCAACGTGTACGAGTGTCCTTATCACGGGACCTTTTTCTCAGCGGTATTTGTAAACTGGCCCGCCAACCTTATGTGTTAGATTGTTTTGCCTTGATGTTTTGTTCTAGCAATGCCTGTTTGAGTTTGTCTGACCCGCCCACTCTAACATTAATGATACCATTATAGTAATCATCTGTTTCAAGTACTCTTCGATCAAACTGTTCTCGTGCCTCTATGTAGGACATTTCGCCCCTACCTTTACATAGGTATAATATTTCTCTGGTAAACTTATTTTCGCCTAGTTGTGCAACGTCTGCGTTTAGTCTATCACTGGATCCCCAGTAATCTCGCCAATCGCTTTCTTTTGTTCCACGTCTTTTATTTTTTTTGCCTTTGAGTGGTGGCTTGGTAGTTTTAAATTTTGCTAGTTTTTTGCCTATGTATTTTTGGCCTGTAGTGGTATTTGTAATTAGATAAACAAAGCCTTCATACTCATCTGGTATTTCGTCTATTGTTTTTCCTTCATAAGTCCACTGCATGAACTTACTTACCGTGTCTTCTATTTCTCTGCCTCGATCTTGGTTTTGAACGTTTCGTTAATCTCGTCCATACGTAATTTACTCAATCTGCGTATCTCTCTGAGGCATTTCCGGCTTGCCCGGTGTGTCCTGTAAGATAAACGATTTTCAAAGTTCTCGTTTTCCTTGAAATACTCCATATATGCTTTTGTTAATAGATCGTGTGTGTCGTCGGTCATTAATCTACTATCTCTATGTCATTTTCGTAACTAGTAAATCCATTTTCTTTAACTACTTTCATTAAATGATTGACTCTACCAATTAACTCGTCTTTGTGTGAAATAAGAAACACATTTTTATTGCGTTCTCTACCCATCTTTTTAAGAACTGCTAATGATCCTTCAACACCAGCAGTGTCCATACCACTGTCAATTAACTCATCAATAAACAATAAGTTAATGTTTTGATATAAACTTTCCCACACGTCACGGAAAGCAAAACTCATACCAAGGATAAGTCTATTACGCTCACCTCTACTCAAGTTATCAAAGTCTAAGTCTTGTCCAAGTTGTGTAATCTCAACATTTAAATCGTTTTGGAACAATACTTGATGCGGTAATCCTAGTTTGTCGAGATAATATGTAAGTCTGTTGTTTAGATACGCTAAGTTTTGATCAATAATCTTCTTACGAATAAAACTATCTTTGTTTGTTAACAGTTTTAATAAAAACTCTTGATGTTCTTTGAAACTAGTTAAGTCATTAACAGGAGACCAGTCTATAATTTGTACGGCTGTTGTGGTTAACTCGTCAATTTGTTTTTGATACGGATCTTCTTCGTCTTGTTTATTTTGTAAAGCAGTTTTTAAACTGTCAACATTTTGTCTATGCTCGTATGCTTCTTTTGCTGTTTCGTAGTAAGTAGTAGGCTTACCATTGATATCACCGATATCTCCAAGTCCTTTGACAACATCATCTACTTTTTTAGCAATTTCCGATCGATAGTCGATTGCTTCATCTAATTCTTTTTCTTTGCGTGTTTGAAGTTCTGCTTTTTTGTCTGCATGTAGTTCTTGACCGCATGTGTAACAAGTAGCATCTTCAAGATTTGTTATATCTTTAGTTGCTTTTTCTACACTCTTTTCAGCACGTTGTAGTGCTGGCTCTAATGTGCTTAATTCTTTTTTAAGAGCCAAAATAGCATTGTTGTGTTCATTCCAATTTACTAGTTTTTCATGTGACTCTAATTCAACATTAACATCTAAGTGTTCTAATTCATCAATAGCAGATGCTAGTTTACTAATGTCTTGTTGCTTCTTAGCAAGCCAAGCACGTTGGGTTCCTTGTAAACTAGAAATAGTATCTTCGATCTTACTATTTGCTGTTTGTATTGCTTCAATCTTTAATGTTTCTTGTGTAATAGTTTCTTTAGTCTGCCGAACTTGATCTTTTAAGGTATCTGCTTTCTCACTAAGGATAGTAATACCTAACAACTGTTCAATAATAGCACGTTGATCGTTCTGCCTCATACTTAAAAACGGTTCAGTATACGTATTAAGTGCAACAACATGCTTGAACATATCATGGGTCATGCCTAATAGTTGATTAATATCTTCTTGTGTTTTACGTGAATCACCTTGTGACTCATCTAACATTTCTTGTTCTTGATTGTTAATATAAAATTTAAGGACATTAGGTGACCGCCCTCTTTCAATTCTATAATCTATACCATCTTTTTCAAAATGCAGTGTTACTAACATGCCTTTGCTATTAGTTTTGTTAATAAGATTATTACGTTTAATATTTGTTAATGCTGTACCGTATAATGCATAACTTAAAGCATTAATGATAGTAGTTTTACCTGTACCGTTACGTGATCCGTTATCATCTCCGCCTTGATCTAAGTTTTCACCTAGTACAAGTGTTAGTTGTTCTTTATTAAAGTCAACAGCCTGAGTTTGATTACCCACACTCATAAAGTTTTTTACAGTTAGGTCTTTAATTTGTATCATAGTTCGTTATAGATGTCCAATAGCATTTTCTTGTTAAAGTTGTCTGAGTCAATTGCAGTAATTTCTTTAGATACAATTTCGTCAACACTTTCAAATGTTGAAATATCTAAATCTGTTGAAATTTCTTCAACCTGTTTTTGCGGGATTAAAGTAATCTCTCTACATCCGTGTTGTGAGATATATGTTTCTTTAATGAATTGTGCTTCTTCGTAACTAATTGGAACATCAATAGTAACACGTAGGTACATATTACTTTTAATAATATCCTGATTAGGATCTAATAATTGACTAAGTGTAGTTGTTCGATACTTAGGACAATCACTCCAACTTAAATATTCCGGTTCTTTATTGTTTTCTCTATCAAGAATCATCATTCCGCGATCGTCATCCCATGCATCTGCATAGTTGTGTGGAAATGCATTACCAATGTAGTGTACCTTGCCTTGTTTCTGGCGTTTGTGGAAGTGCCCACTAAACACATATTCTTGATTTACAAAATGTTCACTCTTTAGTTCTCCATGATCAGGCATTTGTACCATGGCGTTCATATAAAAACTAGGAAGTTCAAAGTGTCCAAACATATACTTGGCTTTAATTTTACTCATGTTCTTCCACTCATCACCAACAAGCCAAGGAACAAGTGCAACATCTTCTTCTTCATAGATTTCATCAATAAAGGTAATGCCTGGAATGTACGTAGCAAATGCTGTTGAGTTTACATCACGCTTATCTTTGTAATATAAGTCGTGATTACCATCAAAGAAATAGAACTTTTCAAATGAACTACCAAGTTTTTCCATACAACGGATTGTAGCATCCATAGTTGTAAGATTTAAACTGTTTCTATTGTGATGCCAGTCGCCACAAAAGATGCCTGTTTCACAGTTATTGGCCTTTGCTTGTTCGATAAACCAATCTACGAAACGTTCACAATCATCGTTATGTACTTTACTATTGCCTTTTAGGCCAAGATGAATGTCAGTAAAGACAGCCGCTTTTTTAAACACTTATAATCACTCCTGTTTTCTATATTATTATACGTTAAAAACTATACATTGTCAAGTGTTTATTTTTTTAGCGTTTGCTTCTGCTTCTCGCTTCTGTTGGGCTTCCCATTCACCAGAATGTTGTCTAGTATAACTAGGATTCATGTTATTCATCTCTAAAATATCATCTCTAATGTTTTGATTACGCTTTTCTAAGTTGATAACACGTACAAACGAGTTTGTAACTGCGGCTGTGTAGTAAGCAAAAGGGTTATCTGACTTAGATTCGTCAAATTGTAGTCCAATCTGTGCTAATTGCAGTATTGCTTGTCCACGCATTTCGTCATTGTATGTGTATCCACGTACATTTCCTCTTGTTGCGTATCTATCACACAGTTTCATCCACATCATAGCAAGTTTATTAGTTGCTTTTCCGTGGCCTTTGTTAAAACAGCCGTTTTCTAGTCCGCCTTCCCAGTGTGATTTGCCTACACAAACTAATTCATCGTGTTCATTAAACTTATAGTGCTGAAACGGTGGAAAATTAAGTTTTGTCTTTGTATCTGCTATAGTTTTAGGATTTTTCTTTCTTCCGGGCTCTTCTGGAATGTGGTCAAATGTCATAATTCGAAAAATTAATTCTTCTTTTGTAATTTTTCGGTAATCAACTTCGCATTCTGCTTGTTTAATCTTTTCTCCGGCCATTTTTCTTGTTTCAAAGGCTAATTGGCTTTGTTTTTTTGCTTTATTACGCTTTGCTTCGGCAATAGTACGAATGTTTATCTTGTCTATACTAGGCAAAATTATATCAAACATGCCATATTCGTCAGCAACATAACTACAAAAGGTGCTTTTTGATTTGTGTATCTCTTTTAGGATATCTTTGTTGTTTAAGTAATTTACTTTTCTCATTAGGTCTCCGATTTAATATTATT